GATTCACGCAAAGTGACAGCGGTTCACGGGAAACGGCATGATGATGTGCTTCGATTGATCCGCAAGCGTGTTAGCGAGTCCGGCGAATGGGGACTCCGTAACTTTGCGGAGTCGTCATATTTCAATGAGCAAGGCAAATTACAGCCCATGTTCACCATGACAAAGAATGGTTACGCCTTTCTTGTCGGGAAAATGTCAGGCCGGAAAGCCGTAGAGCACCAGATTGCATTCATCGAAGCGTTCGACGCAATGGCCGCTTACATCAAAAACCAGCGTGAAGGCTTGCAGTTTCAATACTTCAAAAAGGAAGTCGCCTACACCACGCGGAAAACTGGCGTAAGCGCATCTGCCCGCGATATGAGAAGCTGGCAGGATGACAAGCCCGCCATGCTGATAGAAATGGATGCCATCTTGAGTAAGATGCAGCCAAGCCTAATTAACTGATTAATGCTCTGTGGTCGAGCTGCCCTGATGGAGAAATCCCTCGGGGCTTTTTTTCGCCACGACATTCTCGCTACCCGTCATTACCGCCAGCTTGAGGCGGTGCGCCACGGGTTCAAATGGCGCAATACCTCCAACGCGAGCACCGGCGTGATCAAGTGGGCGACAAGAGCAACCCGCAGGCCGAAAGGCTAGGCTTATGCGGGTGATTAGCTGTTGAAAGCAATAGCACCATGGGTTAAAATGACGATGCCCGCACAGCGTATCAGCACTGTGCGGGCATCTAACCATCATTGAAAGTGACTTCAAATGACAGCTAATAGCGATTCTACGTCCGCAAAGACATGCACCAAATGTAAAGAGACGAAGCCGACGAGCGGTTTTCATGCTCGAAGCTCAAGCAAAGATGGGTTTAACCCGGTGTGTAAGGCCTGTACTGCAAAAATAAAAGCCGCCTACCACGCGGGTAACACAGACTCAGGAAACGCCAGAAGTTCCGCATATTACGCAGCAAACATCGAAAAAGCGCGGTCAAACAACGCTGCTTGGCTTGCTGCAAATGTCGAAAAGACACGTGCACGCAAACGCGCTTGGCGTAAAGCAAACGTAAATCAAGAGCGAGCATCCTATCTTGCCTATCGTATTGCAAACGCCGAAAAGATACGGGCATACAAACTTTCTTACAACGCAGCGAACGCAGGGAAAATCAAGGTCGAAAAATCCGCATATCGTGCAGCCAATGCCGACAAGTTGCGCGAGTACGACAACGCGTACAAAAACAACAATCGCGCCACAGACCCTGTGTATGCAATGAAGCATCGCATTCGCATATCGCTTGCCAAAAGCCTTGGCGGGAAAGGCTACACCAAGCGCGCACGCACACATGAAATACTTGGATGCGGCTATGAGGACTTCAAGCTGCACCTTGAGCGCCAGTTCACGAAAGGCATGAATTGGGACAACCGAAGCGAGTGGCACATTGACCACATCGTGCCGCTCGCTATCGCATCAACCGAAGCCGAAGTGATTGCCCTAAATCACTTCACCAATCTTCGCCCGCTGTGGATTGAGGCTAATCTCGCAAAGGGAAATAGGGTCGAATTCCTGATTTGATTGATCGCGCAGTGCAATCGCGCTGCTACAGAATAGAAAGACACACCATGTCCCTGACGCCAAAGCAGGAGGCATTCGCCCTTGCTTACGTCGAGACTGGCAATGCGTCCGAAGCCTACCGCCGCGCATATAACGCTGGCAATATGAAGCCCGAGACTGTGAACAAGCGCGCCAGTGAATTACTGGCGAACGGGGAGGTTACGGGGAGGGTGGCTGAATTGCAAGCAAAAGCAGTAGAGCGCCACGTCATTACCGTTGATGACCTGATCGCAGAGCTTGAAGAGGCCCGCATCATGGCGGCTACTGGCGAGAAGTCGCAACCGTCTGCAATGGTGGCCGCAACGATGGGCAAAGCCAAGCTGCTTGGGTTCGATGTGCAAAAGGTGGACGCGACTATCAACGCCAATACCTATTCATTCGAGGTGCGCAGAGCAGGGTCTGAATTGTGAGCATCAAGCTCTACCTGACCGAGCCGCAGGAGCAGTTTGTTTTCTCCACTGCACCGCACCCAGCAATGGTTGCGGGTTACGGCGCAGGCAAGTCGCAGGCAGGCGTTATCCGCATTTTGTTACGCGCCATGCAGTATCCAGGCATGAGCTTCGCATTCGTGGAGCCTACCTATGACCTGGTGCGACTGATCGCATGGCCGCGCTTTGAGGAAATTCTCGATTCGTGGGGCGTAAAGTACACGCTCAATAAATCCGAGTCGGTCATGGTGCTGGCGAACGGGGCCAGGATCATTTTCAGGTCAGCCGACAACCCGGCGCGTCTGGTTGGTTTTGAGGTCGCTGATGTGCTGATTGACGAAGCCGACGTGCTGAGCGAGAAAGACGCTGAACAAGTGTGGGTCAAGATGATGGGCCGGGCGCGTCAAAAGAAGCCAGACGGCGCTATCAACACGGTGGCGTGTGTATCCACACCTGAGGGGTTCAAGTGGCTTTACAACACGTTTGAGAAGAATAGGAAGCCTGGTTACGAGCTGATTCGAGCGCCCACCATGAGTAACCCATACCTGCCAGCGGGCTATATGGATCAGCTCAAGGCGGCGTATCCGGCTAGCCTTTTGATGGCGTACACCGAGGGATTTTTTGTCAATCTCACATCTGGCAGCGTTTATCCCGAGTTTGACCGCGCCCTAAACGCAACAAATGAAACGGTCAAGCCAGGCGATGCGATGCACTGCGGCCTCGACTTCAACGTTGGGAAAATGGCTTGCGTCATCCACGTTCTGCGCGGAGATGACCCTTACGCAGTGGCAGAGTTAACCGATGTGCTGGACACGCCCGCCATGATTGCGCTACTGAAGCGCGACTATGCAGGCCACCAGATCAACATTTACCCGGACGCATCCGGCCAGAATCGCAAGAGCAACAACGCCAGCGAGTCTGATTTATCGCTATTACGTGCCGCAGGTTTTCGCGTGTGCGTGAATGCTGCGAATCCGCGTGTCAAAGACCGTGTGCTGTCAGTCAACGCCATGATCCACAAGGACGGCGTAAGGCGCTATCGGGTGAACCCTGAGAAGTGCCCGCAGCTTGTCGAGTCGCTAGAAAAGCAAGCCTACGATAAGTTCGGAGAGCCCGACAAATCAGGCAACCTTGACCACGTTTTAGACGCAATGGGATACCTCATCGTTTACCGATACCCGATTGTCAAGCGCACCGCCACCGTATCGCAACTGCGCATCTAACCCGCAACAACTCAACACAGCCGCCCATCGAGGCGGTTTTTTTACGTCCCCAACATGCTCAAAATCAACGAACTCTCACAGGAAGCGACCGCCATGCGCCCAAGATGGGCCGTGGTCGAAGCCCTGATGGGGGGGACGTGGGCGATGCGTGCTGCACGTGAGCAATACCTACAGCGCTGGCCGCAAGAAGACCAGGCCAGCTACGACTACCGGCTGCAAACATCGACGCTATTTAATGCGTTCTCGCGCACGGTCAACAACATGGCATCCAAGCCATTCAGCGAGCCGATGCGTTGGAGCGAGATTGACCCGGTAGTCGAGGAGTGGTTTGACAACATCGATTTGCAAGGCCGCAACCTGCAAACCTTCAGCATGGAAGTGTTCGAGGCAGGCTTGACCTATGGTTTGACGCACGTCCTGGTTGATTACCCAAAGACGACCGCCGCCGATGGCACATCACTTGCCCCGACACTGGCCGATGAGCGCATTCTTGGTGTACGACCGTACTTCATCCACATCAAGCCAACAGCCGTGCTCGGATGGATCAGCGACAAGGTGAACGGCGCGGAGACGCTAACGCAAGTGCGCATCCTTGAGCATGTGAGCGTGCCCGATGGCCCTTATGCGACAAAGCTGGTCGAGCAGGTTCGACTGCTGACACCCGGCGCGTGGGAGGTTCACCGGCAAGACCCGACAAGCAAAGAGTGGGTAAAGGCCGATGAGGGCCTTACCTCGCTTAGCTATATCCCGCTGGTGACCTTCTACACCAACCGAACGGGCTTCATGCAAGCCACGCCTCCGCTGGGTGATCTAGCGGATTTAAATTGCCAACATTGGAATCTTGCTAGCGACAGCTACGCGCTGCTCCATACCGCCAGCGTGCCCATTCTTGCGCTGACCGGCGTCGATGAGACGACCAAGATCGTCGTCGGCGCCAAGGCCGCGCTGATGCTGCCATTGGGCGCCAGTGCGCAGTATGTCGAGCATTCAGGCGCTGCCATTGGCGCAGGTCGTCAGGCGCTGATTGATCTTGAGGAGCGCATGCGCACCATGGGCGCTGAGTTGCTGGTCAGCAAGCCGGGTGATATGACGGCTACGCAATCGAGCATTGACACCGCCCAGGCACAGTGCCAATTAGCAGCAATGGCTGAGGCATTTGAAGATGTGCTGGATAGCGCAATTGATACCGCCGCCGAATGGGTTGGGCTGGGTGATCAGGGCGATGTGGACATATTCGACGACTTCGCAGCCGCGCCGGTGCAAGGTGCCGCTGTACAGCCGTTTGTCGCTGCGCTGGTGACTTTGGTGGCGAGCGACATGTTGAGCAAAGAGACGGCATTCAAAGAGCTGCAACGGTACGGCGTGATAAATGACGACCTCGACTTTGAAGCTGAGGCAGAAAAGATAAGCGCCGCCGCACCGGTGCTGTTGGGCACGCCGCTGCCATTGGGTAACGCTGCGAAGGTTGACCATACAGTAGAGGCATAGCCATAATGAACGCTTTGGACGCGGCAATCATGGCGCTTACGATCAGCCAAGCAATAGATATTCAACGTCTCGACGCTAGCGAGCGCGAGAAGGTCATGACGCTGCTCAGCAAACTTGAGCGTGACCTGACCGTGCTGCTATCCACCCGCGTATTGTCCGAAATGGGCAAGCGAAACACAGCCGCCGTGCTGCGCGAG